CTAATTAGGCCACCAGTTATAGTAGCTGCAAAAATTCCTAATGCTGCTGTTGCTGATTCAATATTTTCTACTAAGAAACTTCCAAAAAATTCAGCAATTGGCCCTATAAAGTCTCTAAAATTATTCATTACTTCATCAAAAGCTACTGATAATTTATTAAGCTGATTAACACTATCATCTCCAAGCATTTCTGCAATAGCTCCGTATCGCTCTTCTGATTGACGAAGAACTTCATTTGCAACAGCTTGAGATTTTTGAAAAGTGGTAAGTTGGTTTTTATTAAGACCTAAAGCAGAAGCATATCTAACAGAAGCTTCTTCTAATCTTAGTATAATACCGAGTTCGTCCAAGAGTTCAGGTTCCGCTTTGGTGACACCACGAACAAGACGGTTAAATGAATCAGTTACATCTCGACCGAGTGCAACAGAAATTACTTTGGCAGCTTCACCAAGCTCTTTCATTTGCTGTGGTGATAGTCCCGCCGCTAATCCTATAGCAGCTGCCTGGGACGCTTCTTTGAATGTTATTTGAGCAGCTGTAGCTGCTTGTATTTCACGGGCAATAGTTTTCATTGCTCTACCCGTAGTAGCTGCAAAAGCTTCTTGACCTTGTGCTAGTACTCTAAAGTCAGCGGCGTCTTTTAAAAATCTGAATAGAGCATCGAGAGCAAATAATTGGGCTGCTAAAGTAGCATATGCGGGAACAAGGCCTCCAGAGATACCTTGTGACATTTTACTGAAATTTTTAGTAGCATTAGATGACATTTGAGAGGCACCTTTCATACCTCTATCTGCCGACCTGGCGTTTTTATCTAATGTATTAAAGCCTGAACCGGCTTTTTTAGCGTCTTTTTCAACTTTATTTAACCCACTAGCGGTTACCTTAAAGTCTACCTGACCACCTGATTTCTTTTTTCCTGCCATTACCTTTTTGCTTTTCTCGAAGCCTCTTTCGACTTACGCCTTACTTCTTCATTTATAGAAGTTGCTTTTTGTGAATCAATGTGTTTTAGAAAAAACACTACTGTCTTTTTATCTTCTACTTCATAGATGTCTAGCAGTTCTCCAAGTCCTGACATGTTCTTGCCCATGTAGTAACCACTCATTCCATCCCATGTGTCTTGTAGTAGTCCATGTATGAAAAATGCCATCTGCACTTCAAATGGATACATATCCATAGCAGGTGGCATTTTTTCAGGGTCAGGTTCTTGTCCTAACTGCTCACATATAGCGAGGTATTTGTCTAGGTCAATACTCTTATCAGAATATTGTCTTTTTAATAGAGCAAGTATTTCTTTTACTTGCTCTTCGTAAAATTTTCCAAATCACCTAACATATCAGAAACCCAATTATCAAAATCGCCTGAATTTTTTAATAAAATCTCTGCGTTTTCTTCTGAGTAATCAAGTTCATCATTAGGGTCTACATCGCTAGTATCTACTAATAGAAGCTCTTCTAAGTAAGAATACTTTAATCCTTTCCAGCCTTTTACAACTGCCTTAGCATATTCTACTAAGAATTTGTCATTATCAAGCTGTTCTTCATAAGCCCTAGTCCTTTTATTTAGAACTTGTTTTACACTTCTGTTTCTAAGTTTTAGCAATTCTTCTCTTGCTAAGTATGTTAGTTTGACTTCGAAACCATCCATTCCTGGAAATTCGATTCCTACTGTCTTGCTTGGAGTTAACAAACTCTTTAGTGATACTGGTTGTTTTACTTTCTTTTCTTCCATAATTTTCCTATAAAGTGGGAGGCCGAAGCCTCCCGAGTTTAATTAATTTTAGCCAGCTGCGTATGTTACTGCAACTTCGTTTGTTGCGTCTGCTGCTGTTGATGAAGATAAATCTGTTGATAAGCCATGGAAATTGACATCGACTGATATTACATCTTCAAAACTGTGTGTTGGTAATTCTAAATGAGCGTTTGCTACATGAACATTACAATGATTTGCTTCACTACTTCCACCTATGCTAAATTTAAGGTCGAAGTTATTTGTGATAACGCCTCTTGATTCTTGTAGTCTCTCAAATAAATCTCTTGAACCGTTTGCAGTATCATTTAAGTAACAAGTAAAGTTACCGGATACTGTTCTAGTTCCCATCACATGTCCTAGTGGTAAATTAACTTGACCAAGTGTTTCAGGTGTTAGATAACTTAGATTATTTTCAATAGTAATATTACCACCTGTTAAAGTGATGTTACTACCATAATCTGTATCAGTAGTTCCGTCAGCAGCTACATCAAGTGCTGAGTTATTTACTGTACCTGTAGCGTCACTTATATCAAAAGTTAATGCTAGGTTTGTTAATTTTTGTCTAATAAAGTTAGAAGTAGAGTCTACCCCTTGTCTAATTAGACCTAATGTTGTAGTAGTAGCTAATGCATCACCGTTAGCGTAAGTGCTAGCGGATGTTCCTGTATTAATTGCTAATACTTCATCAATATTTTTTGCTTGACCTGACCATGCAATCTGTGCGATTCCATCAATGTCAAAATCAATAGACGCTGTACCTGTAGAACAATCTACCAATTTGTAAACTGTTACACCGTCTTGACCTGTTTCATAGACACCTGTTGAGTTATCTTTAGCAGCACCAAGCACAAAGTACATATTAAATGTTCCAAGTGTTACTTGGTTGGAGTTACCCCAATCAAAATGCTTTGGCTCGTAAGTTGCAGCATTATTTGCAAAGTCTCCTGTTCCACTACTTCCGATGGCTCTGTCATAAGTATTTGCTGACATAGATGCCCATAAAGGACCTTCTACTGCGAATACTTCATTACTACCACCTGCATGGTTTCCACTTGCTCCAGCAGTTCCGCTGGTTGACAAAGTAGGTCTCATGTAAGTAGAGAAACTCCATTCTGCAGGTGCAAAAGAATCAGTAAACATTGCTCTACCTCTTTTGCTATAACCTGTTGAATTGGCTGCTTCATTTAGAGTAACTTCAGAAGTATTTGTGCCTTGTGAGAATGAAAAACCATCTAACACAGGAATCTCAAAAAGAGCTGTGTTAGCAGAGGCTCCATCATAGCTCCACTCCATAAATACTTTGGTATCTCTATTAAAGAAAAATGCCATTATTTTCTCCTATTTAATATCGAATCTCTACGGTTATCTCGCCGACACCGAGAGGTTCTAATACACCTTCGTCTGTTGCTACTGCTCCGATTGTTGTCTGTACAGTAGTCTGAGACGCTCCCGTTGAATCGTAATATGTAAGAGGGTCATTGTCCTCTAACACTGTTTCAACATCTTCTAACAACTCTTCTAGTGCTTCGATGACATCATCATCGTCTGACACATAGCAACGAATTGTTAATCTTAAAAATCTAAATCTAAATCCTCCGCCGTCATATTCTCTAGTTTCATTACCTGCTCCTACATGAACTGTAGGGAACTCTGATACTTCATCCCAGAATTTCAATCGCCTTTCTACTTTAGCGACTGACGACCTAAAAGGAGCTTGCCCATTTATATTCTCCAGTTTCAGAGCTAGTGCTTCTACAATGGCTCTGCGACGCGTCGAATATCTTCTTGCTAATCCCGATTCCATTATACTCTCCTAACTTTGAGAAATCTTTCTCCTATAATACTCTGTGCTATTTCTCTTATAGATTCTCCAATAATTTTTCTTGGGTCTCTATATGTACTTCCTTGTCTAAATCCTGGTTCAAATGTTTGATAAGGATTCTTCATATAAGTATAGTTTACTTGTAAACCACCTCTTGGCCCAACCATGACATCTTCTGCTTCTACACTTTGTGCAAATCTTCCTGTTCTATAATTTAGTGCAGGACTTGTCATTTTACTTGCAACTACCTCTGGTAAAGATGCATTTAATAAAGCTTCTAATGCTAAAGGATTGTCTGCGGTTTTCATTGACTCCGTTGTTTTCATTGGTGTCTTTTTAGTTTTTCCGCCAAACTTTCGTATAGTTTTAGACTTTTCTTTTTGTATTTGTTTTGTTCTTGCTCTTGTTCTTTCTTTTTCTTTATACTTTGCTTCTTTAACCAGTTTTTTATTGATTTTAAATCTCATGTCTGGCATGCCACTTGCAGTTTTCATGGCTTTTGGTACTTTTGCAAATACCCCTCTTTCCATCATTTCTGCTATAGATAAAGAAGCTGTTTTTTCGGCATCTCTTGCGAATTTTTCCAATAAATCTTGCTCTAGTTGTGCAAAGAATCCATCTAATCTTTTATCGCCTTTCTCATATTTTCCTGAGTCAGCTGCATTAGCTAATCTATTATCTGACCCTAAACCAAATACAATTTTTATTTTTAAATCTTTTTCAGCAAAGTTATCATTAAATAAATCAATTTCACTAAACCCCTCTAAGGAATAAGCTGCATTAAATTTTTCATTTACTTCTTTTGCTATAGTTTGAACAGCATCTGCACTATATCGTGTTCCATTTCTGTTTCCACCATACTCAAACATACCTTGAAAATCTTTGCTTTGCATTTTTTCTAAGAAATGTACCATTTTTACTGTTGAGTCATTTCTTTTATATGTTCTATCGTTTGCACCACCAGCTTTAAAGTCCCCAGTGTGTAATCTACTACCTCGTCTAGCTCCTTTTTTAAATTCATCGGCATCTTTGTCAATAGTTCCAAAAGAATCTTCCCCAGTGCTTGCTAAACGTTTTTGATTCTCTCCGACAAATGAGCTATCGTTTTCTAGATTTATAGCAGTTTGTCTTGCTATTTCATCTATTACTTCTTTTTGCGCTCTATAATGTCTGTCTGGGTCTATAAATTTTCTACCGTCTTTACGAGTTCCTTCTCTACCTTCTCCCATTGTAAAACTTTTATTAAATTTTAAAAGTATTGTACTACATTTTGAAATTATTTCTACATCATTTGGACTAACTACAAATTGCTGTTTTTCTAAGGCTGCTTTCCAGGCTGCTACGGTGTTATATCCTTTAACTGCTGATATTGCTTGAGTTTCAATTCTTTTTAATTCAAGCGCTGTGACTGGAACTTTGTCTCTTCTCAACATCCTTTTAAAGTTTTCTATTACAACTCCTGATGTCCATTTTTCAGTATAAAACATTTCGGTTACATACTTACCAGACTGTTCTCTTACATATCTTTGATAAGACTCGTCTTTATAAGTAGTTAGTGCAGTTTCAATTTCATGAAACAAGTCTTTTAAAGCCACTAAATTACAACTCTATATAAATCAAGTACTCTTTTGATGTGGTCTGGAAAATCCGTAGAAGTTCTAATACCAGCTGTACCTTGATTCTGTAATTGTGCACCGCCCAATGTTCTTCTTTCTTTATGCTCATCTTTCATATAGTAGTTTACTAAATCAAAAATTGCAAGTTTTAAATCACTTGGCGTTGCAGAATATCCAGCATTATATGTTATTTTTACACTACCCATTCCTTTTGGAAATGGAGTAGGATTACCTTCTTTTGTAGTCCTAATAATTGCGTCTGCTTCATAGTCTACATAATATTCGTAATTTCCTGTAGTTAATGTTTTATAACTTTCAGAATAACTTGTTCTTTCTTCTACTGAATCAACTGTTACTAGTGGACTTTCACTCACTATTATGGTGCTAGTACTTGTGTCAGTTATTGAAAAAGTTTCAACTTTATCAGTAGTATAGTAATCGATAAATGTTACTCCACAATATTTTTTAACTAAGTCAGAAACTTGGGGAACAATTACTGCAAGACGATCATCGTCCTTCTCGCCTCTGAGCCCCTCTGCATCTTTATATTCTGATACTGTTATTAAATTTGCCATAGTTAAAAGTGGTGGGTTTAAGGAAACCCACCAAAACCATCATAGTATTAAGCAGAAGCTTTATACATTTGTGCCCATTTTGAAGTTGCGCCATCAATTAAATCGATGAAACCAAGTCTTTGTGAAGCCACAAGGACTCTTCTTTGGTTAGCTACTTCGTAGTCTGACTCAATTGTAACACCTCTTAATCTTGGCATTACATAGTTTCTTGGGTATACTGCAATAGCGTTAAACTTAGCAGCAGCTTTAGAAGCGAACTCGTCACATAATAGTACTCTTGATCCGAATACTTGTCCGATTTCACCACTTAGCTTGGTAGCCATGTCGCCAACTAGGT